CCAGTGGCCTGTGCGACCTGCACTGGGCGCGATGTGATCTGAGCAACAGGTGCGGCTGCAGCGGCACCACGGCCACCGCGCAGCAGGTTTGCACCAGCCTTGAATGCGCCACCGGGGACAAGCAGGCCACCACCGACTTGCAAGCCAGTGCCGATGACTGGGCTTTCTTTCATGAACGATTCAGTGGCACCGCGCACCACGTCACGGCCTTGGCGGTACGCCTCACCCAGTGGGATGCCTTCCTTAATGGCGCGGAATGGGGCACTGATGCCTCCAGCAATCTCATCAAAGAAGCCAAACGTCGGGCCTTGCATGGCCGTGCTTAATGCCTTTGCAAGCGTAAGCTGTGCAGCACCTTGAGCACGCTGTGGGCTTGCCAAATAACGGATGATCTCAACATCTGGCACGCCATCAGCGCGTGCAGCTTGGATGCCCTGCCCAACCTCTGGGTCGTTGGCCAAGTAGGAGGCGATCTGCTCTGGAGGCACCCCATCAGCCAAAGCCTTTTTGATGCCTGCTTGAATTTGCGACATGGTGATTCCTTATCGGCGTGGAGGAGCGAAGTAATTGCCAAGGTCCATTGTGCCGGTGCCAAGGCCTTGGATTGGTGCGGCTGCTGGTGCTTGCTCAAACCGAGATGCAGGCATCGCAGGGACAGCCTTGGCCGCACGACCTGCAGCCAACTCGGCAGCGGCAATTACGTTCTTGCGGCGGTTTTCCTTGTCCTTAATGGTCTGCGCATCGTCATTGACTGCGGGGAAGTACGTGCGACGTGCGGCCTCAAACTGCTCTTTGGTATACGCGGCACCAGTGGACAGCGTGAGCGCAGCATCCAAGAACTCGTCTTGAGCGTCTTCAACCTGCTTACGGCCTTCAGACTGCAGCACCCTTGGCGTGATTGGGTTGAGGAACCCCGGAGCGGCTGCACCTTGGTTTGCTTGCGTTGCCTCGCCAATTTGCTGTTCGGCGATCTTCACGCGAGACAAAAGCGTGGCCGCTTTGCGCTCACCCTCTGTGGCGTTTGCGGCACTTGGCAATCCCTCACGCGCAAACCGTTGCTGCGCCAGTGACAAGTTGCCTTGTGCAACACCCAAGTTGCCACGAGCGACTTGGTTGGATGCCACCTCGCCGGGTGTCATGGTCATTGCAAACGATTCATTGCCCTTGAGCTTGTTTTTGTCGATGGCAACCATGCGGCCACCAAGGTTCTGCAGCACTACATCACGCTTGGGACCAAAGCCCTCCATGGTGCGGATTGTGCCGTCCTTCATCTGCTGCACCATTACCGGATTGCCAGTGGCGTCTGTGACCTCAAACGGCTGGCCGGTGACCTCTTGGCGCGGGTTAAGCTGTTCGGCAATGTCCATGTAGGCTTTGGACTTGATGGGGTCGGCTGCAAACAGGGCTGCGGCTTTCCGATATTTTTCCGCTTGCGCAGAGCGATCATTTGCTACGGGCGCAGGCGTGGTGCCAATCATTGCGGCACGGCCCATGGTGGGGCCAGCAGCGGCACCGGGTGCGTTGATTGCGGCCTCTGGCGTCAATGGCCCACCAGAGCCAGCGCCAGCGCCAAAAATCTGCGAGATTTGCGCAGCGCGATCTCGCTCAATCTTCGCCTCATCCAACTTCTGCTTCAGAAGCATCTGCTGCACCGCGTTGGTTTGGCCAGCCTGCACCGCATCAGCACCAGCGGCCAATGCGCCGCCAGCGATCTGTCCAAAGGACTGACGCACGGGTGACGGGCCGGAGGACTGCAGCAGCTTGGCTGCGACCTGCATCATGCTCTGCTTGCGGATCGCTGCCTGCTGCTCAGGCGACAGCATGTCGGCGTACATGCCGCCAGCACTGCCGAAGAGGTTGTCGAAAAGTCCAGCCATGATTTTTTCCTTTTAAGACAGCGCACCCAACAAGCCGCCACCGATGGCCCCGTATGGGCCGAACATCTGATACCCGGCCAAGGCACCACCAAGGGCACCGGCTGCGGGGTTGCTGTAGTTGGGCGTGGACGTGGTGCTTGTGTTGCCCATGCCGGGCATCTGCAAACCCAATGCGCTTTGCATGATGCCAAGGCGCTCCAGACCAAGGTTGCGTGCCGCATCCATCTGGCGCTGGGCCAACTGCTGACGAGCGCCACCAAGGCCCATCATGGACTGAGCGGCCAGCATGTCTGCGGCTGTCTGCTGCTGGCCCATCTGGCCAAGCTGCTGCGCGGCACCCAGTCGGAACTGTGCGCCCTGCATGCCAGCCTGCTGGTTGGCCAACTGTTGGGCCTGAGCCAAGCCCAATGCCTGTTGGTAGCCTTGGTTGCGCAGGTTGGCCAGCATGGAGCCAGCTTGCTTGCTGTACTCGCCGGAGGTCAGTGCTTGGGCCACGCCGTGACGCGAGCCGCCAAAGGCCTTGGACGACATGGCCTGCTGGCCAGTCTGCTGCACAGCACGCTGACGAGCCTGCTCAAGGTCGCCAAGTGACGTGTCAATGACCTGCTGCTCAAACGGGTTGTAGTATTGCTGGGTCAGTGCCTGATCTGGTCGGATGGCCGTTGGCGAGTAGCCAGCGACAGCGCCAGTGAGTTCACCGGCCATGCCGAGCTGCTGCCGACCGACGCCGTTGGCTGCAGCGATGGCTTGCGCCTCGCCCTGCTGGTACAAAGGGTCAAAGCCAGCGAACTGCTGCGCACCCATGTTGTTGGCGACTTGGCGTGCGTAGTCCACGTTGCCAAGGTAAGAGGCCTTGACCTGTGGATCGACCTGAGTCGATGTCGTGCTGACGCTGGGTTCGTTTCCACCTTTGCTCATCTTGTGTACCTCTTTTAAACAGTGCCCATAGGGCTATCGCCGTATTGCTCGCCGCCATATCCGGGGGTTCCATACGTGTCGGCCATTCCACCTTTGTTGCCATTGGACCAATCGCCGCCGCTGTTCCAAGTCACGTCGTAGCCGGTGAAGTAGCCCGGTGGCATGTTTGAGCCGAAATTGTCAGCAGCCAAATTGGACCTTGAATAGTTGTAGTCACCACCACCGCCGCCGCCGCCGACATATTCCATCAGGCTTGGTGGAGGAGGTGGGGCGGCAATGCGCTGGTACTGTTGCAGCTTGCTTGGGGCAATGTTCGGAAGCAGCCCAAACTGTGTCTGGTAGTCAGTTCCAGCACCCAGCAATCCGGGCGTCTGGGCCATCATCATGGGACGGTTCAGAATCTGCATCGCCGCACCGACCGTTGGGTCGTAGATGGCGTCTGGGTTGATGCTCATCTGCGGGAGCTGGTTGGGAGCCTGCACCATGTTCAACTGCGGAGCTTGGTAGCCGTAGCCTCCAAAGGCAGGCGCAGCAGCAGCCAAATCTGGGTTTTGATACGCGTTGTACGCGTCCACAAAACTGTTGAAATTCATGCGGTTTTCTTCGTCCATCACAGCTCCTTTGAGAGCACAAACCAGTTTGGCCTGTAGCCCTCGTCCTTCAAAAATGTACGCTCCCAGCCCTTTCGGCCTGCAAGCGATACCCGTGTACATCCAAGCTCTTTGCCCCACGACTCAATGATGGGTCGCATTGCCTTGAGTTCGTCTAGGTTGCCACCGGCAAGGAAGTAGTGCAAATCCTTGAGCTGTGGGTAAACAACGATCTCCGTCACGACCACCGCGTTGTTACTGGGCCAAATCTGAAACCTGTCAGACAGAACCGCAGCCGCGATGTCGTTGAAATTGTGTGTTCCTCCAGCGTATTCTAAAGCGTCCTCGATCCAGCGGCGGCACCGATTCAGCTCATGAAACGCATCAATCACCGACGACCCCCAGCCACCGCATCAATCCGCATGATGCCCACACGCCAGCTTGATGGCTGGACCTGCTCAATCTTCATCTTGATCTGCCGAGCCGTAAACCGGACCGACGTCGGGTTGGCCATGCTGTACGGGCCGTAATCGTATTCCGTGGCGTTGGGGTAAAACTTGGTGGCAAAGCTGACACGAACATCGCCCTGCGTCAACTCATCTGGGATCAGCTCCTTGACCGCCATGATGTTGTCGCCGTTGCCGATCTGCACCGGGCCTGACTCGGCAAAGAGCACAGAAGAGTCGTGCGAGGTGCCGACCTCGTGCTCGTACAGGTAGCCGTCAGTGCCGACCATGAGTGGCTGCTGGAAGACGTTGCGGTCTGTGCCAGCCGTGCGAGCAATCTTGCCAATGGCCCAGTGGTTCTCGCGGTAGTTGAACGTGACATATGAGTCGTTCTCGTTTGACGACTCGCTGGGGTAGAACCACCACACCTCGCCAAAGGCGCTGTTGTGGACCGCGTAGACCTTGGCGATCTCGGTGATGTTGATGTCGCGGAACACGTAGTCAGCCACGTCGCACGGCAGTGGCCGCACATAGCCGTCGTAGATGAAGAAGCCCGAGCGGCTCATCCAAACGGCCATGCTGTCCGTGACGGCCACACCCTGTGGAGAGATCAGTCCGCAGCCGGAGCCGACCTTCTCAAAGCCGTACACAAACGGCTGGCCTACGTACTGCGCGGTGTGCAGGTCCACGTTGGTCCACAGCAGGTTGTTGCCACGGAAACGCTTGCCAGCCATGAGCTGGCCAACGGTGTTTAGTTCGTAGTCACCGGCTTGGTTCAGTGTCGTTGGCGTCCAGACCGTGTTGTCCTCTTGGTCGGACCACGCCACCTTGCGCACGTTTCCACCAGCACCAAGGGCAAACAGGAAACGCTCACCAGTGACCATGATGGCGGCGCAGTCCTCTGGGGAGTTGGTAATTTGAGCCGCAAGCGTTGGGGTTGCAAACCCAAGCTGCCACTCGTAAATCTTTCCGTCACCAGTGGCGCAGGCAACCAGATACTCACCCCAAGTGTCCATGCTCCACGTCATCGGTGGGGCATAGTTTTGGTTGTCAAGTCGGCGCGTGCCGTACAAGCCGGTGCCGTACAGTCCACCGCCGTAGCCTTGGTTGACTGCTGCGTCTTCTGTTCCAACCGTGAATCCGGTTGGGGTGATGTCCTTCAGCGTACCAGCGGCACCGGCCACGTACAGCTTGGTGTTGGAGCCAACAGCGATCCAGCGGTCTGCCGAGTTGTCCCGCCAAGTGATGAGGCCACGGGACTTGCCGTTGGCCGCGTTGGTGGAGAACCGACGCCAGCCGCCGACAGGCCGCATTGTCCCCTCAAACCATCGCACAAGGTTCGCGTCAAACCACCGGCCAGCAGACTGTAGTTCTGTGCCGTTGCGGTAGACGCCGGGTGGGAGTTGGAGTGGGATCAGGGCCATGGCTGTATTGTTCCAGAATCAGGGTGGCGTGGGGATCACATCCGGCAGGGGTGCGACATAGTTCACGGCCATGACCGCCGACGGGATGCCGGGGTGGGCACCAGTCGCCGCCGTGGCCTCCAAAGTCACGCTAGTGCTGTCCGAGGCCCACTCTAGCTCAAGGTAGTCATCCTTCTGCATGTCAATGTTGAAGTTCCAGCCCACGTTTAGGTGGACGCTGGAGCCGGACAATGTGTACTGGTGCGTGCTGTACCCGATGTCGGTGCCATTTCGCACGATCCAAAGGTAGATTTGTTTGGCCGATGCGGAATTAGAAACCAACTGCCCAGAAAACTGGAAGTTGTAGACGCCGGAAACTCTGACGTAGATGCGGCTCTCGGTCCCGGCATTGACCTCCACGCCGTTGTTCAGGTACTCAATCGGGAACTCCACGGGTGTGGCCGTGTTGATCGCCGCCAAGGTCTGGTCGTCGGTGTTGAAAAACAAACCGTTTGGACTGTCAATGTACTGCCCACCGTTGGGTCCAAGCAGGTTTGAAAGGACGCTTTGCAGCTTCAAAAAGAAGTTCCGCAAAGACGAGTTGTGCTGGTCCTGCGTGGTGTGGTTGTACGACTGGTCCGGCAGGGGCAGCGATGGTGCCCGTGGCGTCTCCAGCGTCTGCGCCTTGTTTGCCATTTATGCCACCAGACCGGGAAGGTAGACGGTCTTGCCGTTTTGCTTGGTCGCAGTCATCACCTGCTTCTTCAGGTTCTTGGGGTCGTAGCTCACATGCACCCAGCCGGAGTCGGGGATGCCGGGTGTGTAGAACTCCAAGATCAACTGGGTGAACTCAAGGTTGTCCTTGACCCACTGGGCCAAATCAGCGTTGGGCACACCGGGGATTTCCAAGTCAGCGGCCATGCCACGGCAGTGGTCTGATGTGCGTGATCCACCCACTTTGGCGTTGACATCGGGGTGACGGAAGCCGGAGTTGATGTGGACGCCCTTCTGGAAGTGGTCTCGGATTGGCTGGAGTATTTTCCCGGCCAGCTCGGTCAGGTTGCCAATCTCGGCAGGGCCGGGGTTGTTTTCCATGTCATGGCGAGCAGCGGTCTCAGACTTGGTCAGCTCATGCAGCGAAAAGTTCTGGGTCAGTTGGGTCATGGTCAGACTCCTTCGGTGGGTTCGGGTTGTGCGTCAGGCTTCTTGGGCTTGCCGTTGTCGGTGTTTAAGGCCAACAGGGTGCCCAATGAGCCAGTGATAAACGTGGCAATAGGGAACAGCAGCTCAAAGAACCGCGCATCGTTGGGGGCCATCTGACCCATCGGCTGGGTCACAAACACCAGCGAATACAACACCGTGCCGACGATGCCCATGAGGGTCATGGTCATGCCGATGCCAATACAAAATTTTAGCTTCTCATCAAGGGTTGCAGGTTGGTTCATTTGGACGGTCCCATCAGGTCTTTGGTACAAGTGCCATCTGCCTCGCAGGCTGGCGGCTCACATTTCGGTTGCCCGAAATTCTTTGGGTCTTGGCATGGGTAGCGGTAAGTGTCGGAACACGCCGCCAGCGCTGCCAAGGCTAAAAGTGTCATGATGATCTTCATACGTCCCTCGCCATCCAAATTGCCCAACCGATGATGAGGCCCAAGCCTCCCAATAGCGTAATGATCAAAATGATCATGAAGATGTCTTTGATGCGGTCAATGATTCTTTGCTTGCGCAAGAACTTCTGGCGCTTGTCCTCTTCCCGCTTTTTCTTGACCTTGACTTGGAACGCCAACCAGTCGTCCCACATGCCGCCGCGACCGGAATAGATCATCATCTGCTTGAGTTCTTCCTCCTGCTGCTTGAGCTTTTCAAGCGCCATGAACTCTTCAAGATCGCCACGGCTTGAGCCACCCTTTTCGTTGGCCTTTTTCTGGAGTTCTGCCTTGGAGTCAAAGTACTTGAACAGCGCATCGCCCGCGTTCATGATGTCGCCGGAGTTTTGCACCGCTTCTTTGATGACAGCAAACGCTGCGTTCGCGGCTGCAAGCTCCAGCAACATGGCTCAATCCTTCTTGATCACGGCTTGCCAAGCGGTGAAGAGGGTTGTTGTGTCAAGGGCGTGGCCGTCAGCCTTTGCCGCCATGTCTGAATATTCGCGAGTGCATTGCTCGAATACGACACTGAGGGTGTCGGCGTAAGCGGCAAGGGAGGTGTGGGAAGAGTCGGCGAAGGTGGTACGACTGGCAGCGAGGTCGTCGCGCAGCCCGTCACGCTCAACGCGAGCAGAGTCAGCAGCGGCAGCATTGGACTTCGCTTGAGCTTGGGCTTGTGCAACTGCATTGTCTTTCTCCCTTTGCATTCGTGTCGTTTCATCCAGTGCTTTCTGCGTGGCTACCTGAACGGCCTGCGTGTGCTCCAGCACCATCTCGTCGATCTTTCCGTTCAGCCTCCACCCGTTGGCGGTCCAGCCAGTGAGAAGCCCCACAGCCAGCGCACCTGCTGCAATGTAGGGCGTAGGGAAGATCATCGTGGGTACAACAGAACGTCGTCAGCATCGCCGACGATGGGGTCGATGCGGCCTTTGACCAGATCGGTAACCATGTCGTTGTCGTCAATCTTGCCAGCCAGCGCGTTGTTGCTGGAGTTGATGGCCATCTCTGCGTTCTTGGTGATCGAATAGAACTGCGTGATGCTTGGCACGATCAACGAGGCCCAAGGCAGCAACGACTCGGCCATGGTCTTTGGTGCGGCAATCGCTTGCTGGGACTGCTTGGCACCACCAGCGGCCTTCATGGCGAAGTGCATGAGCGCCATGCCCTTGGCTTGTGCGTCACCGGATGCAGCCATCTGTGCAATGGCGGTGTCGGCGCGGAGCTCTTGCTCGGCCTGTCGTGCTTCACGGGCTGCGATGGCAGCGTAATAGGCGTCTTGGTTTGTAGCGCAAGCCGTCAAGGTCAGTGCCACTGCAGTGGCCAGAATCAATCGTTTCATGAGTTTCTCCTGTTGAAAAATTACGCAATGCGGTAGCGGACTACCACGATACCGGAACCGCCATTGCCGCCGAGAGTGCCGCCAGCAACAGAACAACCTGCTCCGCCGCCGCCTGTGTTTGCCGTTCCAGAACCCGCAGAAGACCCCGGCGCAGTACTGCCACCGCCACCAATACCGCCAGAGCCGCCGCCGCCGCCGTTACCGCCACCGCCACCGCCACCAAAATACTCGGTAGACCCGCGAATGGTTGACGCAACGCCAGCACCGCCGTTGCCGCCGGTAGTGCCACTGGCCGAACCTCCACCTCCAGACGCTCCACCACCGCCACCGCAAGTTTCGTAGTCCCTGCCCCCGGAATCTAAGTAAGAACTACCGTTACCACCAGCGTTACCTTGCCCTGCTATCCCGCTTGCTCCTGTATGGTTAAAACCAGAACCACCGCCAGAACCACCAGACAATGGTGCAAAGTCTGCGGAACCGCCACCACCACCGCCTGTGCTTGTGGTTCCAAAAGCAGAAGAGTTCCCGCCGCTGACACCTCGCCTGACGGTATTCGGGTCGCCACCAGCACCGCCGTTGCCGACCACCATTGAAAACGCGCCAACACTCGCCGTAGTTGAGGCGCTAAGCACACCGCCAGCACCGCCACCAGCCCCTGCATATCGGCTACCAAAAATACCGCCGCCGCCGCCACCACCTGCAACAATCAGGTAATCAATATCAAAAACACCGGGAGTGCCGGGGTTAATGACCGTCAGGGTCGAGCTGGATGTAAACGTATGCACCCGGAAGGTCTGCCCCCCAGAGGTGTAGGTCGTGATCGTGCCGCCCGTGGCATCGACAAACGGGTTTGCGCCACCAGCAATTACGCTGTGTACCCCAGCCATCAGGACACCCCTTGCCCGGTGATCACAAACGTGTTAGACGCCACACAGAGGATTGACGCCAGCCCCCGCTGGCCGATGGTGCGGTCAGCGTTTGCACCGGCAATCCAATACAGCGTCACACCGGCGCCGCGAAGGATGGATAGGTTGCCACCCGTGTTGTTGTAGACCACAACCACATCACCAGCAGAGAAAACTGAAGGCGGCACAGTGATGTTTCCCGTGGCTGATACGTGGTCGCCAATGTCGGAGGCCTGCAAGGTGTACGCGCCACCAGACGCCACTTGCGGAATCGTGCCGGTGCCGAGGTTGGTCCGAGCACCGTCTGCGGTACTTGCACCCGTGCCGCCATCGGCCACCGTGATGTCGGTGATGCCAGTGATGGTGCCGCCGTTAATCGTGGGCGATGTCAGTGTCTTGTTGGTCAGGGTCTGCGTGCCGGTGACGGTTGCAATCACGCCACCAGAAACGGTGCCAGTTGCGTTCAGAGTGCCAGCAACAGCCAAGGTCTTGCCTGACCCAATGTTTATGCCCACCGATGTGCCAGTGCCGTCGGCCTTAAAGATGCCGTCAATCGTGTCAAGATCGGTGTTGATCTTGCCACCCCATGTGTCAGCAGACGCGCCGACTTCTGGCTTGACCAGTGAGAGGTTGGTTGTGTTGGTATCTGCCATGGTGACCCTCAGTTAATTCTGCGCCAAGCCTCGGACGTGTCAGTAACGACGGTCCAAATCTCGGATGTGTCTGTGATCGGTGTCCAAGTCTCGGAGGCGTCTGCAATTGGCGTCCAGTCCTCGGAAGCAACCGCGATTGGAGACCAAGTCTCTGCCGTGTCCGGCTCCTCGTTCCACTTGATTCTCGCTGCAACAATAATACTTGAAACACCCCCCAAGGTGAGCGAGGTATTGAGCACCTTTTGAGCCAAAGCCGCCAGCTCGGACTGGCTGGTAATCGTGGCGTTGGTGTTGTAAATGACCGTTGTCGTGCCAGTAATGCTGGACTCTGCCGCCAAAGCCGCTGCACCGATGGCGATGCGCCGCACCTCGGCGTCCAAATCAGACTCGCCCACAATGGTCGCGCCACCCACACCGTACCGGATTGCGTAGACCTCAAGGCCCGACTCCGGGTTGATAGACGCCACGGCGATGGCGATGCGCGTGCCAGATGCTGAGAATGCGCTCTCAGCCGTGACCACGCCTTGCGTGTCCCGGATGTAGATGCCGTTGGCCGTCAGGTCGGACTCACCGACGATGGTGGCCCCACCGACGCCGTAGCGGATGGCGTAGACGCTCAGGCCGCTCTCGGAGGCGATGGTGGCCGCAGAAAACTGGATGCGCTGCGCGTTTGCGTCAAGGGCACTCTGCCCTGCAATCAGGACCGGGACGTCATAGATGGCGTTGCCGGTTGCCGAGAACGGCGACTGCGAGAACGTGGCGAAGCCGAACATGTCAGCCCTTCATGTGGCCAGCGACCCATGCCACAGCGGCACCGACGCTGGATGCGATGGTCATACCCATCCAGAACCCGCCACGGCCCTTGTTGGCCAAGGCGAGCAGCTCCTCAATCTGGCTTTCCATCTTGTCCAGCTTCTTGTCCATGGCCTCAAAGCGGCGCTCGTAGTCGTTCACGCGCTGCCACATGGCTCCATACTTGACAGGGTCAATCTCTGGCGGTTGCATTGGTTACTCCGGTTGGTCAGCGGGAAGAAAGGGTGGCATTGCCGTTGTCTTGGTTGTAGATGATTCGGTTCATGAGGTGTCCTTAGCGGAAGATGGCGACAAAGGCTAAAACACCATCAACTAAATTGCCGTTGACATCAGCACTGTTAACCCTCACCGATCCAGTTGCAAGTGTCCTTGCATGATGAAAAGACCTTGAACCCCCACTAGGCGTTGCTGAATCTGATCCAGTAGATATGCAGGTGTAATTTGCATCCGGCATCGCAGTCGTGAAGTTCACCGTGTAATCGCCAGTCCCGTTGTCGGAAATACTGCTCACGCCCCCAGAAGCTCTGATGGCCACGGTTCCAGTCCCGTTAAAGTTTACCCAAGCACGGCACTTGTAGTTCTCAGTTCCACTTGGGTTCAGCCACGTATTGAACTTTGCCGTGCTCATGATTACAAGCCTTCAACGATGGTCTTGAGCGCAGCCACATCAGCAGCTTCGTCGATCTGGGTCTGCACGGTGGCGTACTTCTCACGCACAGCTTGACGCGCAGCTTCAGCGGCAGTGGCTTCAGAGGGGATGGTGGCCTTCACGTCCAGAGGCGCAAACTCGGCTGCACGGGCAGCACGGCGCTTGTCATGAGAGATGTCTTTGGCCTTAGCCAGATTGATTGCGATAGGCATTTCTGCTCTCCTTATTCAAAAGTCCACGCATTGCGGAAGGTTCGGTCGGTGGGGATGTCCTCCACGTCCACGATCTGAAAGGCTTTGCCTTTGGGCACCGCCAAGAGCACCTGCTCTTCAGTCACTCCGGGGGCTGGAACGATGATCGAGACACCGCCCTCGTCATTGGGATAAATCACTCGTTTGTCTTGCATGTTGATGCTCCTTAAAAAATTGGGTTAGCGGAAGATGGTGACCATTGCTTCAATTACATCTCGTGGATTATTTCTATCACTAACTGAGTGCCTGTAATCTTTTCCGCACACATGGCACTGCGTAGTTGTCTTTGTCCTGCCTTGGTTGTTAGTTAGTCTATAAATTGAATGAAGCCCCAATGCTTCATCGTTGGTGTCACATTGCGAAGACCAATTAATATCTGGCATCGCAGTCGTCAAGTTGACTGTGTAGTCTCCGACCCCGTTGTCCGAAATCGAACTCACGTTGAAGCTGGCCCGGATAGCCACCGTGCCCGTGCCGTTGAAGTTGACCCACGCCTTGGCGCTGCCTTGAGCGACAGTGGCCACGGGTACTGATTGTGTCCCCGCTAGGTTGGAGAGCGTATCGAATTTGGCGGTGCTCATGGTGTGTCCTTAGCGGAAGACGGCGACTGAAACATTGGCATTATCGACAAGGGCAAACGAAGAATCTTGCACCCTCATTCTGAAAGATGTTGCGGTTCGGGCTGTTATGTCATCTGCCGCCCGTGAAATAACTACTGAAACGTTTGTGCTAGTTGAGTAATTAGCATCAGGCAGCGCAGTCGTGAAGTTGACCGTGTAGTCACCGACCCCATTATCGGAAATCGAGGTCACGTTGTAGCTCGCACGGATGGCAACAGTCCCCGTGCCGTTGAAGTTGACCCATGCGCGTACGGATGCCTGACCTGCGCTGGCCAGTGTGGTTGTATCTGGAAACGTGAGGCCAGATGTGCCGTTGACTTTCATGCCCATGCTGCGCTCCTGTTACACCACGGTCCAAGTGGAATCTGCGGAGACCTCCACCTCAACACCAGTGTCGATCTCAATAGGCCCAGCCGTCATTGCATTGAACCCGGTGGGGACGACATACGATACGGTGATTGTAGTCGGCGACAGGTAGAAGTCAGCATTGACCTGCTTGGTGAACTGCGGGGCACCCGTCCCCGCCTCGTCCGTGATGGTGTTGACACGAATTTGACTCATGGTTGCTCCACGGCTGGAGGTTCTGGTTGCGTTGCCAACCATGCCGCGTACTGCGCTTCGGCAGCGGCAATCTCTTCGGCGGTCAAGCGTACTTGAGTGACTTCACCTGTTTGGACGTTTACGACTATGCGGTGCATGGTTTAGCCCTCGTACATGATGTTGATGGTGCCAGCGTCAAAGGTGTCGGTACCGTTAACGGTGGTAATGCGGACTTGGGTGAGTGTGTCGGAAAGGGTCTTATCGCCTCCCGACTGACAAGTAATTGCTGTCGTCCTTTTAACAACAGAAGAGTAAACCCAATTATTTGTGCCTGTTGTTACGATTGACATTAATCCTGAAACAATGTCTGTTCCAGTTGATGCAGTGGTTAACAAAAAACCACTTGTTGCAGCAACTGCACCAACGACTGCGCCTGCGATAACAGTACTTGTTGAGAGATACCCGCTAGTTTCAAATCCCCCCGCATCACCCAATTGAATTTGAAAAGCACTCGTGCCGTTCGTGCTCACGCCGCTGAACGACACAGTGATCCGCTTCACCCATGATGGGATACCAGTGAAGTCGATGCTTGTGCCACTGGTTGATGCGACAGCCGTGGCAAGAGTCAGCGCACCGCCTTGGATGGTCTTGTTGGTCAACGTCTGTGTGGCTGTATCCGACACCACAGTGCCACCAGCATCAGGCAGGTTCAGCGTCCGGTCAGAGTTGCTGTTTGGGCTGGCAATGGTAAACGTACCTGTTCCCGAGGCATTCGGGGTTAGTGCGATTTTGCTCATTCTGTTCAACCCTCGTACATGATGTTGATGGTGCCAGCGTCGAAGGTGTCTGTGCCGTTGACAGTGGTGATGCGGACCTGAGTCAAGGTGTCGGATAGGGTCTTCCTACCTGCGAACAAGTTGATGTAATTTCCTGACGATGAATCTGTAGTGGTAATACCAGAAGTCACATACGAGTTGCCAGAAATTTGCGAGATGGTGAATTGACCTGTCAAGACA